TGTGGCCCATGCAGGCCGAAATGTCACTCTCCTACGTCCGGCTGATGTGGGGCGTGCTGGTGGTCGCTTTCCGCCAGGCCGAAAAGCTTCGTCTGATCGCCCAGAACCCGGTTGCCGGTTTCAAGTTCACCGACTTCACCAAGGCCCGCATCCTGCCGAAACCATCGCGCCTGCGGGCCGTTCAGCTGGAAGAGGTGCTTGGTGACCTTGCTGCAGGATTCGACCAGCACCCGCAGGACTGCATGCTGGCCTTGATGATGCTGTGTCACGGCACGCGCGCTGGCGAGACAAGGCAGGCCCGATGGTCGCACCTGACGCTGGGTGAGCAGGGCGAATGGTTCATTCCTGCCGAGAACACCAAGACCCGCTGTGAGCATCGGCTACCGCTGACCCATCAAGCCTGCGCGCTGCTGGGGCGGTATCGGGACTGGCAGTCGTCGAAGGGCTACAAGGGTGCCTACATGTTCCCCGCTCGCAACCGTGGGCCGATCAGCGACAGCCAGGCATGTGCCGTATTCGCTCGCCTGGGCAAGGGTGAGTGGACGAGCCACGATCTGCGCAAAGTGGCCCGGACCGGATGGACTGATCTGGGCGTCGACTTTCTGATCGGCGAGATGCTGGTGAACCATACGCTGACCCGCAACGTGCAGACCTATATCCACACCTCGGCTGAGCTGCTCAAGCGTGATGCGCTGAACAAGTGGCACGAATGGTTAGACGGGAAAGGCTTTAGCTGCATTCACCGCTCGACCCTGACTAGAAACGAAAATTCGCAGAATGCCGTCGAGGCCAATACTGGCGCGGCTTCCAGCGCGATCACGAATCCATAAAAGGCGAGGTTTAAAAATGATGATTTTGGTCGATCCCCGCCGCAAGCTGGCAGTCCAGCCCGGCGACATCAGCTCGATGCAGATGGTGACGACACCTGGCGGCCGCTGGGCTTTGGAGCTGCAGATGATCTCTGGCAGAGAAATTGTGATCCCTGCCAGCAATGATCAAGGCAGCGTCGACCTAAACGTGGTGCACGCCCAATTGATGGAGGCGAGCGAGTGAAAAAGAGCCATGGCCCTGCCTTCCGCGCTCCCCGTCTGGACTTGTCCCAGTGCCCGGCCTGCCGAGGTCGAGCAGTGATCAAGGGTGTTTTTCATGAAATGGCATGCGTGCAGTGCAATGCCTCGGGCTGGGTCGCCGCCCACACAGGTGAGGCGCTGCCGCTGGAAGTGCTGGTGACGCAGCTGAGCATGCGCCTACAGGCCGCTGACCGACAGATCGAACAATTGAAGCGCCCGGCCCAGACGAGTGGACCTGCCGCCATTTACCAACAGAACAACCGCCGCGGTGCCGGTGGATCGAATTACACAGGGGATTGACCATGAAAAAGCGTACATACGTCGACAAGCCATTGGGCGACACCGAATACCTGCTGGAAAACTGGGGCTCCTGGCGGATGTCTGGCATGGGCGTGCCGCGCTATGTCTCCCCACTGGCAGCGTTGAGGAACCAGTGCTGCCCAGAGCCGAGCGCAATGACTTATGTCATCACTGACGACACGGCAATGCTTGTCGATTCAGCTATCGCAAGGCTGATCGCGCGCAACCAGCAGATGGGCGACTTCATCTGGTGGTACTTCGGTTCGAAGTGGACGATGGTTCGGATCGCCGAGACTCACAAGATGTCGGAGCGGTCAGCACGCGAAATCATCCGTCAAGGGGTGGCATGGCTTGACGGTGCTTTGGGGAATTTTTGCGAAGCAGCGTAAAAAGTTCTTTCAGGCCTGATAAACACCTGTTTTGATGGCACGGTGTTTAGCTGTTCCAGCGCGGCACCCCACCCAATTCCAAAGGCTCGCCATATCGGCGGGCCTTTTTCATTTCTGGAGTAATGATGGACCCGACCGACCTCGGCCCAGGCACCGCCACCTGGCTGGGCGGCACGGGCACCATTCTGCTGGGTGGCTTCCTCTGGTTGAGGAAGTTCCTCTCCAGGGATGCGACCGATCGCGCCATGGACAACGCCGACATAGGCACCGTCCGCCGGCTGAACGAACTACTCGACTCGGAACGCCTGGCCCGCAAAGAAGCTGAGGCCCGAGCCGATCAGTTCGCCAAAGAGCGTAACGAGCTGGCTGCTGCTGTTGGCCGTATGGAAGGAAAGATCGAAGCCCTGACCGGCCAGGTCTCACAGCTCACTGACAAAGTGACCAGCCAAAGCGCTGAGATAGCCCGTCTGCGTTCACAGCTCGGAGGTATCAACTGATGGAAAGATGCGTTAGAGACTTCATCGCCCGGCGGTGGTGGCGTCGCCTGGAAGTGTGGGTGATTGCCTCGCTGCTGGTAACTGGATCGTTCGCGCTGGGCTTCGGTGCTTCTCAATGGTCGCTAGCCAGTTGGTATAGCGCCCAGGTCGCCGAGGTGCGGCGAGGTTATGACGAGGCCACGGTGCAGCGTGACATGCGCCTGAACAAGCTGGCCAAGACCGCGACCGATGCAGCAGTAAAGGTTGAGGGTGCCGCAGGGAAGGCCACGGAAGCGGCAGAGGTGGCCAGCAAGGCGGCCGACAAGGTCAACGAGGCGGTAGAGCGGCAGACGCCTTAACGCGCCACATGCTGGAGTAACACATGGCACGACTCAAGACGCTCGGCAACCGCGTGGCTACTCAAGGCGACCGGGTAAGCACCGCGCCGCCAGCTACATGGCGAGCGGGCAAGACCACGGCGAACCAGCGAGGTTACAACTACGCATGGCAGAAAGCGCGCTTGGTCCATCTGGGCGCCAACCCGTTGTGCGTCTACTGCGATCGAGCTGGGCTAGTCGTCGCTGCGTCGGTAGTCGACCACATCATCGCCCACAACGGTGATCAGACTCTGTTCTGGTCAAGATCCAACTGGCAATCCCTCTGCAAGACCTGCCACGACAGCGTGAAACAGCGCGAAGAGGCGAAAACTCGGTCGTTTTGACCGGTTTTGGCGTGATTTGCACGGTTTTGGTGCGAAATCAGGCGTTTTGGAGGGGGGGGCAAAAATATGGGGTTTTTCGATCACTAGACCGCCCTCGACCGCACGTACAGATTTTTTTCCCTTCAGGATTTTTTGTTAATGGCTTTAACACCTAAACAGCGCGCATTTGTCGATGCTGTTAGGGGAGGTGCGTCCAAAAAAGATGCAGCGATAGCCGCAGGCTACGCGGCTGGCAGCGCATCGGCGGCCGGCTCACGGCTGGCGAAGCATCCGAACGTGATGGCCGCACTGGGCACAGTGCCCGTTAACAAAAAAGTTAAAGCGCCAGCCTCGGCTCCTACCTCTGACGGGGCGTCGGATGAGCCGCAGGAAGCTGGCTTCGATCTGGCGAAGGCCATGCGTCACGCGGACCCCAAAGACTTTCTGTTGGCGGTCATGAACGACTTTGAAACCGAACCGAAATTGCGTGTCGACGCCGCGAAGGCGCTGATGCCCTTTGTCCACCCGCGCAAGGGCGAGAGCGGCAAGAAGGAGACTGCCAAGGACAAGGCTGCAGGCGCAGCTCAAGGCAAGTTCGGCGTGCGTAAAGGCCCGCTGTCGGTGGTGAAATAATGGAGTGGTCAACCGCCTGTACAGATTGGGAGCAACGCATTGTTGCCCGCCAAAGCCTGATCCCGTTCGAACCGCTATTCCCTGATCAAGCGGCCGAAGCGTTAGAAGTCTTTGGCGGCTTGCGCATGGTAGATGCTACCGGCAGCCCGCTTATGAGCGAGACCGTGCGGTCCTGGGTAAATGAATTCGTCGCCGCCATTTTCGGCGCCTATGACCCATACAGCGGTCGCCGGATGATCAGCGAGTTCATGCTCCTGATCAGCAAGAAGAACGGGAAGTCGACCATTGCCGCCGGCATCATGCTTACGGCGCTTGTGCTGAACTGGCGCACCTCGGGCGAATTCATCATTCTGGCACCGACCAAGGAGATCGCTGACAACTCCTACATCCCGATTCGGGACATGGTCAAAGCCGACGATGAGCTGAAGGACCTGTTCAAGGTGCAGGATCACCTGCGCACGGTTACTCATTACGAGACAGGTGCCACGCTGAAGGTGGTGGCGGCCGATAGCGAAACTGTCTCGGGCAAGAAAGCCATCGGCGTGTTTATCGACGAGCTGTGGGTATTCGGCAAGCGAGCCAATGCCGAGGCAATGCTGCGCGAGGCCACCGGCGGTCTGGCATCGAGGCCAGAGGGTTTCATTATCTGGGCAACGACCCAGTCCGATGAGCCGCCTGCAGGCGTCTTCCGGCAGAAGCTGCTCTATGCCCGTCAGGTACGCGACGGCGGGATTGTCGACAAGTCTTTCTTGCCGGTGCTCTACGAATTTCCGAAACACATGATCGACGCGGGCAAACACCGCGATGTTAAGCACGCGTACATCACCAACCCGAATCTGGGGCTGTCGGTAGACGAGCCGTTCATTGAGCGCGGCTTCATGCAAGCGCAGATCGACGGCGAAGAGTCGTTCCGTGGTTTTCTGGCCAAGCATTTGAATGTCGAGATTGGCCTGGCGCTGCGCTCTGATCGGTGGGCCGGTGCCGAGTTTTGGGAAGTGCAGGCCAAGCTGCCCGGCCTGACGCTGGACGATCTGATCGAGCGCTGCGAAGTGATCGATATCGGCATCGACGGCGGCGGCCTGGACGACCTGCTTGGGTTTGCGGCAATTGGGCGTGACAAGCACACGCGTCAGTGGCTGTTGTGGACGCACGCCTGGGCTCACCCGTCGGTGCTTGAGCGCCGCAAGGGCGAGGCGCCACGGCTTCATGACTTTGCCAAAGAGTGCCATCTAACCATGGTTCAAGTCATCGGCGATGACCTTGAGGAAGTCGCGGACCTCGCAGCCCGCGTCGAGAAGGCCGGCTTGCTGGATCAAGTCGGCGTCGACCCGGCCGGTATTGGTGGTGTGCTCGATGCTCTGGTTGCGGCTGGCGTACCGCAGGACAAGATCATTGGTATCTCGCAGGGCTGGAAGCTGGGCGGCGCGATCAAGACCACCGAGCGCAAGCTGGCCGAGGGCGGCCTGATCCACGGCGGCCAACCCATGATGGCCTGGTGCTGCGGCAATGCCAGAGTCGAGCCGCGTGGTAACTCGATCCTCATCACCAAGCAGGCTTCAGGCTCGGCCAAGATCGACCCGCTGATGGCCACCTTCAACGCGGTATCCCTTATGTCACTCAACCCCGAAAGCAAAGGCGGGATGGATGACTACTTAAACAACGGTTTCTTCGGACTTGTAGGCTGACTATGGCGTCTCATTGGTACAACCCGCTGTCCTGGCGGATGTTCGGCTATGAGGATCCGAAAACCGGCGACTATGTCGAAATGGACATGACGGTCGGTGGAAAGGCAACGAAAGCCGGGGTCAGGATCACGCCTACCAAAGCCATGAACATCAGCATCGTTTGGGCTTGCGTGAAAATCCTGAGTGAAACCGTTTCAGGGCTGCCACTCAAGCTCTACGACGACAAGGATGGCAAGCGGCAACTGGTGGCGCACAAGGATCGAGCCAGTCGCATCATGCGTAAGCCGAACCCTTTCATGACTCGCCTCAACTTCTTGAAGGCGGTTGTGGTGAACATGGCGTTGCGCGGCAACGCTTTTGCCATCATCGAGCGATCCAGCGGTGGCGATCCTATCGGTTTCACGCTGGTATCTCCGGATGATGTCACGGTCGACACGCTCGACTCTCGCTTAATTTATTACGTGTCGCTCGATGGCAAGCGCGCCCCGGTTTCACCCGAGAACATGCTGCACTTCAAGTTGTTCAGCAGTGACGGGATCAACGGAATGTCGCCGGTCGAGCATCAGGCCGAAACCATTGGCCTGGCAAAGGCCGCGCACGACTGGTCCGCCCGCTTCATGCGCAAGGGTGGATTCACGGGTGGTTACGTCATCTACGACGGGTTCCTGACTGCAGAGCAGCAGGCTCAGGTGATGAATAAGTTTCCCGACGTTCGCAAGGCCGACACCGAGGATCTGGGCAAGATGGCCATCCTGCAGGGCGGCCCGAAAATCGTGCCTGCTGGCCTGACTCAGAAAGACAGCCAGTTCATCGAATCCCAGCAGTTCCAAGAAGAAGCCTTGGCGGGCATCTGGGGCGTTCCGCTTTACCTGGCCAACCGTGCCAGCAAGACCTCGATCATGGGCTCCAACCTGGAACAGCAAACCAGTGGGTTCGTGACGTTTGGTTTGAAGCCTTACTTGGATGCCATCGAAGACGAGTTCAACGACAAGCTTTACGGCGATACAGATCGATTCGTCGAGTTTGTCGTCGAGGGGCTGCTGCGCGCTGATAGCGCCGCCCGTGCGACGTACTTTGGAAGCGCCCTAGGCGGCTCCGGCGGTTCGGGTTGGATGACCATTAACGAAGTCCGTGAAAAGGAAAACCTGCCGCCACTGGCGGGGGATGAATATAACCGGGTCACTCGGTGGGAGACGCAGGGCAATGCTGACAANAATTGAAGTGCCCTTCGAGGTTAAGGCCGTCGATGACGCTGGCAACTTCGAAGGCTATGCCGCGGTGTTCAATAACGTCGATCTGGGCGATGACGTAATCCTGCCGGGCGCATTTACGAAGGTGAAAACGACCCGTGCCGGGCGCCTGAAGCTCGCGCTTTTCCATGACCTGACGCGGTTGGTGGGTTCGGCCGACTTTACTCAGGATGCACACGGCCTGTACCTCAAAGGCAAGGTGAACCTTGGCGTGAGCTACGCGCGCGACGCTTACGAGCTGATGAAGGAGGGCACGCTGGACAGTATGTCCATCGGCTTCAACACGTTGCTTGCAGCCTACGAAGAGCGCGAGGGTCGCAGCATACGGATCATCAAGCAGGCCGAGCTGTGGGAGGCCTCGCTTGTACCTTTCGGTATGAATCCGGAAGCGCAAATCACCGACGTCAAATCGGACATCAGACTTTTTGAGAAGGCCCTGCGCGATCGCATGGGTCTTTCGCAAAAGGAAGCGGCAGCCGTCGCTTCGCTCGGCTACTCCGCCGTGCACCGTGAAGGTGACACAGCGGCCACGGTGATCGTGGATGAGCTGAAACAACTTTCAACACTGTTCACCCACCATTTTGGAGATTCGCAATGAGCGAAGTGAAAGAGCTGCGCGATTCCCTGGACAAGCAACTTAAAGACGGCTTCCAGGGCCTGCAGCAAAAATACGACCACGTCACTGAAGAGTTGCAGAAAGGCAACACCGTGACGCTGGAAATGAAGTCCAAGATCGAAAACCAGAAAGGCGAACTGGAGCGCGTCATCGAGCAAGTGCAGAAGCTCGAGGAAAAGGGCATTCAGCTGCGCACCCAGGGCGGCGAGAAGAAAAGCTTCATCGACCTGGTGAAGGGTAACGACGCCTACAAATCGCTGCAGCAGAAGAACCAGAATCAGGCGGAAATCGAGGTCACCAAGTCGGACATGGCTTCCATGTCCGAGACCAAGCTGACCAGCGCAGGCCTGGTGCCGACGCAGTGGGACCCGGTTATTCAAGATCGCCCGCGCCAGGAGCTGGTGATTCGCGACTTGATCCCGACCACGCCCGTGACAGGTCAGAGCTACAGCTATTTCCTTGAGAAGCTCCACACCCGTGGCGCTGGCATGGTGGCGGAAGGCGCGGCCAAGCCTTCCAGCGATGTCACTTTCGAACAGAAGACCGACAACGTCCGCAAGATCGCTGTGTGGATGCCGGTGACCGATGAAGCCCTGGATGATATTCCGCAGCTGTACAGCTACATTCAGGAGCTGCTGCGCTACGACTTGAAGCTCAAGGAAGAGGGGCAGATCCTCAAGGGTGACGGCGCTGGCAATAACCTGAACGGCATCATGACCCAGGCCAGCGCCTTCAATGCGCAGCTCAGCCAAACCGGTGACACTGCGATCGACACCGTGCGCCGTTCTATCTATCAGGTGCGCAAGCAGTCTCAGCGTGCGGCTGATGCCGTGGTCATGACTGACCTTGACTGGATGAACATCGAGCTTTTGAAGGATGCCGACAACCGCTACCTGTTCGCCAACCTGCAGGGCCTTGTCACTCCAATTTTGTGGGGCCGCCCAGTAGTGGTGTCTGACAGCATGGACGAGGGCACCCCGGCCGCCGACGGTACTGCCGCTTCCGGTGGTGAATTCCTCGTCGGCTCGTTCGCCCAAGGCGCCCGCCTGTACGACCGCATGGCGTACACCGTGAAGGTAGGTTGGATCAATGACGACTTCGTGAAGAACCAGCGTGTCGTGCTGGTAGAAGAGCGTCTTGGCCTGGCCGTTCGCCGCCCTTACGCGTTCGTGAAGGGCCGCTTCGCAGTCAAGTGATCGAACCCATCCGCTTGGGGCCTTAAGGCCCCTTTTTTTTCGAGGTACGTTATGAAAATTCGCACCCTGTGGGGGTTTGAAGGCAATGCGGCCAAGCTGGGCGCAGAGAGCGATCGTGTACGCGCAGGCGTAGTGTTCGCTGAGGCCGACGACGAATATGCCCACGTCCTGATCGGCAAAGGCTTAGCCGTCGAAGTGGGCGGAAGTGCTCCAAAGGAAAACAAGCAAGTAAGCGCGGCGGAGAAAAAGGCAGCTGCGGAAAAAGCTGCTGCCGAAAAGGCCGCGGCTGAAAAGGCTGCTGCCGAAAAGGCCCAGGCTGAGAAGGCACAGGCTGAAAAAGACGCGGCGGAGAAAGCAGCCGCTGAAAAGGAAGCCGCTGAAAAGGCTGCCAAAGAGGCGTCGTGATGATTGCCTTGGACTTGGTCAAAACGCATTTGCGCGTGGATGGCGCTGAAGAAGATGC